TTTTGTTATCTTTTTAACTTTTACAATTGTATCGGAATACTTGTAAAATTTATTTAGGATTATTTTCGTCTGCAAATTCATAGCGTTCCTCTATTGTTTTAAAACTAAAGGCTCTTAGTATTTTATTTAGCTTCCTCACCTCAATGTCTGTACTATCAGAACAATTGATGCATGTTATGTCTACCCAATTTTTTTGCATGGCATAATATTGGCTTCCGATCATTTTCTTACCACCGCAAAATGTGCATCTAAAGTCTTTTAATTTAATAACTTTCATTAGTTCAACCAGCAATTATATTCTGCTGTAACCATGCCCTTCTCGGGATGCACGAAGTAAAGTGACTGAGATGGTCTGCCAGCAGCAGCAAGTACTTCTGCAGCATATGTATTGACCGACTCAGGGCTACCTGAAATTCTCAACTGAACTGTGTTGAATGTCATTTTGGTAGGAGTGTGGAAGTGACCGATATAGATATCATCAAAATCCTCATTTAAAGCACCAATTTTCCAACCGTATGCTTTCTTTTGGAATGTATGGAATGACGAAAGACTATTGAATTGATCACCGTGACATAACAAAGCTTTATAATTACCAATCGTGTCAATAGCGTACCAATGCCTTTCTCCACGACCATCGGGTATTTCAAACTTGATTCTCTTTTCTTTTTCAAACATTAGCTGAGTAATGCGGTAAAGCATTCTGTCACCATTGGTTTCAGGGTCATGGTCTCTTCTTGCACGACCACCGATAGAACCATGATTACCAATAACACCGACAAATGTTACTTTCTCAAAATTCTCCAACATCATGTTAATAAAGTTCTTCATAATGCGTGGACCATCAACAGTAATCTGCCTGTACAGACCGCCATCAACTAAGAATGATTGACCAGGAAAGATTAACTCACCTTCAATAATATCCCCCAAAGCCCAAATTCTAAGCTCTTTTACTGGGTGATCTTGTCTTTGAATGTTGGTTAATTCAACAACCTTTTCCGCAAACTTATAAATTCTTTCTTCACAGATAAGGGAATTGTAATCGGGAGTGATTTTAGCCAACTGCCAGTCTGCAATTACAGCAACAGCAACTTCCTCTCCACCCTTTTGCTTTCTTAAAACTGGCTTTGCAATTGGTTTATTTTTATTATCAGCAATATCTTCTTTCACTGCTTGATAAACGGCATTCGCTAAGTCATCATTCTTTGTTTTAAGTTTATTATATTCCTGTTGCAACCTAGTAAATGCTACACGCAATTCAGGGTCTGATACGGGGGTTTCCCCAGTTACTGGATCTTTAGGCACTTGAAATAGACCTTTCTCTCGTCTAAATTTGCACAAACCAGAGCTGTCAATTGATCTACGACATTCTTTATCTGCGTATTTATGGTTAGCTGTATGTGGTTCAAATTGCTGATCGCAATTTTCTGCTTGGCATATTTTCATAAGGTTAATTGTACACTATTTGAAACAGAATTATTGCAATTTAAGATTTTTTATAATTTCTTTTTTGCCCTCACGAGCCTCTTTATTTCTCTTCTGCATATTAACTCTCATCTTTTCACGATGACCTTCTGTTGGTTTCTTACCTTCTCTATGAACAGCACTATGCTCTGCAACTGTACACAAGAACAAATTGGTAACACGATTATCTGCCTTAATTTCATTAATATGGTGAACAGTTTCCCACGGTTGCAGTAATCTATTTAAATATTGCTCAAACACCGATCTATGCTCGTACACATAACCTTTAATGCTAAATGGGTGATCTGGGTTCAATATTCTTACATAACCTTTATCATCAATATATTTACCACCGCCATAATTAGGATTATGTTCACCAGAGACAACTCTTAGTGACCAAGCTATGTCTTGCCGTTTAGAAGCTAGTTCCCCCACGGTTAGACGCTAGCGCCAACATCTTCAACTATTAATTGCAACTTTTCAGTTGAGGTTGGGTTTACACTAATTTGTGGAGCATTAGTTGCTCCAGATGTTCCAAATATGCGAGATACAGATGCAGAAAATGAATTAGCATTTAAACCAGCACCACTTTCAAGATATATTGAATATGTTCCAGCCCCAATTCTTCCATTATCTTGCTTAAATGTTGCGCCACTGGTAGCGACATTAGCATTTGCTGCCGTATTGTAAAAAATATGTGGCGATGGGGTGAAATTCCACTCCATTACTGGGCTAGTTGCGGCATAACCAGCCTGCACTGCGTTGAATATCTTTAATGTCAAACGGCAATCTTCTGCGCCCTTACCAAGAACCGTAAAGCCTGGAAACACGCAAGTTACTTTATAGTACCTATTGGAGTCAATAGTAACTCTTTTATCAGCATCTCCGACTGGGTTTGTCAGCGCCAAAATTTGAGTGTCAGTGTTTGCAGTATTAGAAACAACATTACCCGTTGTTAATTCAATAAACTCAAGAACACCTGCTGGTTTGGAGTCGTTTGCGTCACGAATCTGCTCTAGATTCATTGACATTTGAGCAAGCCTGTCTGAGCTTAAAGGTGTTCCGTCTGTCCATGATACAAATGTATAGTTTTCGTAAGCCATTTATCTATTATACCTCATTTATTGGGTTTTGTATAAGAAAAGAAATTAACTGCAGCGTACCGAGTTCCTGATGTTATTTCCTTTATATTGTGATTATATATAAACGCCGAAGGGAATACTAACACTTCTCCAGCTTTTGGTTTATACAATAGATTAAAATTTGGGAATTCTATCTCTCCGCCTTCGTAATCATCATTAAAGTACAAGATTATAGACACAGTTCTGGGGTGGGCAGGACCGTCATCTATGTGATTTTTAAAAAATCCATCAGTGCTGTATTGAAGAATTTCCCACCCGTGATTTTCTTCTACTTTATTTAATGAATGAATAGCCCTGTAATTATCTATAATCTCATATGCTATATTTTTAATATTTTTTTGAAAAATATTTATAGGGTCTTCTTCATGACATGATGATGATCTATCAAAATGAAACCCTTTTACTCTTTTTATATCTGTATCAACAACTGGCTTAGAATGCTCATATTCAACAAGACCATACACGAAATATGGCATAAGATATTTTTTAATAATGTCAATAGAATCAGCAATCTGCTCATAACTATACACATAAATACCAGGAGCTAGTTTTTCAGGCATATCACCACTTACCGAGGGGGCATGTTGCTTTCTCTAGTTTTGTTTTTAGACTCATAACGCAACCGCACTCTTTGCACTGATTAGTAAGTTTCAATAGACTTGGGCACTCTTGACATACAGACATCCGCCTTTCGGCTTCTACCTCGGATGATCGTTCAACATTTGGATTTAAAACATCCCAAGGTCGTGTTTCACCCAATTTTTTCTTATACTCCTGCCATGCAGTTAGTGGGGTATCCATTTTACTTACTGATTGCTTTCTTGACTGTATATATTTTTAATATATTTATTAGCAAAAGCTGCGGTTGATGTGGTGAATTCATTATTTCTTAAACTTTCTTCATATGTAAATTCATATCCCCGTTCTACTGCGAATCTTTCTCGCACATAGTCCATAACCATTGTGCCAATACCTTTCCGCTGATGATCTGGATGGACTAGTAGGGCAAATGGCTTTTGCACATCGTTATCAAGATAGCATCCATGAACACAAACTAGTAGACCATCGTAATTGCGCAATAAAGTAAATCTCACTTCTACATTATTATTATGACCAAAAATATGAGCAGCCTTCAAGTTGACTACTTTTTCAGCATACCCTGAATCTCCAAACTCGCCAAAAGCTGTCTCCCAAGTTAGCCAGTCTTCAAAACCTAAATCTTCACGACCTGCTGCTACATCTTCCCAAACTCTTTCTTCACTCATGCTTTTGATCCTCACTATTCTTTTGGTTTATTTTTTGTTCGCTGCACCACTGGTTTAATACTAGCCAATCCGAAAGAGTGGTTTTTTTAGTATCTTTAATTAAACCTTGCTGTTTTTTTTCTTCGGTTTTCATAATTTGTATTATACCGCTTATATTTAAATAGTCAAGCATATATAACCATCCTTGAATGAGCCACATGTAGCTGGTGCGCAACAGCCCTCTGCATAGCCAGGACACGCTGGACACGGCTCTGCAGGACTGACTGCAGGACTGACTGCAGGACTGACTGCAGGACTGACTGCAGGACTGACTGCAGGACTGACTGCAGGACTGACTGCAGGACTGACTG